GTGGCGCGTGAGCGGCAGTCGTTCACGACCCGCAACCGCAAGATCACCTACTGGCGGCCCGCGCTGGCCGCGGCGTTCGAGGCGCTGCTCGCCATCGACAAGGTCGTGTACCGCTCTGGCGTCGACATCATCGAGCCGCTGATCGAGTTCGCCGACTCCGTGTCGGAGGACCCGCAGACGATCGCCACCACGGCGAGCCTGCTGCGGACCGCCGAGGCCGCATCGACCGAGACCCTGGTGCGCATGGTGCATCCCGACTGGGACGACATCCGCGTACAGGACGAGGTCAACGACATCGCGGGCGAGTCCGGCCGGTCCGTTGAGGACCCGACGACGCTCGGCGCCGGCGGGCGCGGCCTCATGCCGCCCCTCGGCGGTGTGGTGCAGCCGCCCGAGGACGTGCCGCCGCAGCCGCCCGGGCCCGAGGCGCCGAACATCTGACCCGGGGGTGAGCAGTGCCCACCAGCCCGGCCGATGCCGAAGACCTCGCCCGCGCGGTCGCCGTGATCTACGAGGACGCCGAGGCGGCCCTGCTGGGCATCCTCGCGCGTGCTCTCGCCGAGGGCATCGAGTCGCCGAAGTGGGCCGAACTCAAGCTCGCTGCGATCGGTGACGTGCGGCGCGCAGTCGAGCAGGTCGCCACCGCCTTGCAGGCCGACGCGTCCGGCGCGATCGGCCGCGCGGTCGCCGAGGCGTACCGGCGCGGCGGGCAGTCCGCCGTGGCCGAACTCGGGGCGCTCGACGAGGGCCGCAGGGCGTTCGCCGCCCTGCACCTGCCCGGCGCCTCACAGGCCGAACGCCTCGCCAACGCCGCCGTGGACGAACAGGGCCCCGTGTTCCAGCGCATCCTCCGTGAGCCGCTGGACATCTACCGCAACGTCATCGCCCGCGTGTCCGGCTCGACACTGCTCGGCGGCCTCACCCGCCGCCAGACCGCGGGGCGCGCCCTCGGGCAGTTCGCCGCCCGCGGCATCACCGGATTCACCGACACCGCCGGCCGCCGCTGGGAGATGGCCTCATACGCCGAGATGGCCGTGCGCTCGGTGACCGGCCGCGCCGCGATCGAGGGGCACGTCGACCAGCTGACCGCGCTCGGCGAACAGCTCGTCATCGTCTCGGCGGCCGCGCTCGACTGCCCGTTGTGCGAACCGTGGCAGGGCGAGGTGCTGGCGATCAACGGCGCGTCGGGCCCGCACACCATCCGGGCGCCGCACGCAATCCAGCCGACCGGCCTGCGCGGTCTGCTGCGCGCACCGGAGCAGGTGACCGTGCACGTGGCCGGATCACTGACCGAGGCGCGCGCCGCCGGCCTGTTCCATCCGAACTGCCGTCACAACATCTCGGTGTACCTGCCGGGCGTGACGCAGCGCCCCGAGACTCCGCCGCACCCGCAGGGCGCGACGTACGAGGACACGCAGCAGCAGCGGTACTACGAGCGCCAGGTGCGCGCGTGGAAACGCCGTGCTGCTGCGGCGCTGGACGACGCAGCGCGCCGGCAGGCGAACGCGCGCGTCCGCGACTACCAGGCCAAGATCCGCGAACTCGTGGACGCCAAGGGCCTGGCACGCAAACCCCACCGCGAGCAGATCGGCCGCGCGCGGTGATCTCGGGCCGCCAGGCGCGGCCCGTATCCGACCAGGCTCCAGGAGGGCCCCGTCATGTCCACACCCACCCCGCCGCCCGCACCCGCCCCTACGGCGCCCGCAGGCGACCCCGCACCCGCCGCACCGGCCGCACCCGCGCCGGTACCGGCACCGCCCGCTGCTCCCCCGGCCGCGCCCCCGGCGGGCCAGCCGCAGGACGTAGCGAGCCTGCCCGACTGGGCACAGGCGATCATCCGCGACACCCGCGCGGAGGCCGCAGGCCACCGCACCCGGGCGACCGCCGCCGAGCAGCAGCAGCAGACCGTGTTGCAGGGCATCGCGTCCGCGCTCGGCATCACCCCGCAGGGCGCTCCCGACCCGGCGCAGCTCCAGGCGAGCCTGACCGCCGCGCAGGAGCAGGCCCGCACCAACGCGGTGCGTGCCGCCCTGTACGAGACCGCTAGCCAGCACGGCGCCAACCCGACGGCCCTGCGCGACTCCCTCGCGTTCATGGAGGCCGTCAAGGGCATCGACCCGGCCGACACGGCGGCGCTCGTGGCCGCCGCGCAGACCGCCGTCACCGCGAACCCGGCGCTCGCCGCCGCACCCGCAACACCCCCGGGACCGCCCCGCGGACCCGCCGACCTGTCCGGCGCCGGCAACAACGGCCCGCAGCAGGTCACCGAGGACCAGCTCGCATCCATGACCCCCGACGAGATCGTCACCGCGCAGGCCGAGGGCCGGCTGCGGAACCTGCTCGGGGGCTGAACCGTAAGGAGGGCCCGCCGTGGCCATCACTCGTTTCCGGCCGGAAATCTGGTCGGCCAACCTGCTCGTGGCACTGCGGAAGCAGCTCGTCTACGCGGGCCCCCAGATCGTCAACCACGACTACGAGGGCGAGATCGCGCAGGCCGGCGACACCGTCCGCATCACCTCGATCAGCCGCCCGACCATCGGCACGTACACGCCGGGCGTCACCACGATCAACCCCGAACAGCTCACCGACGCGCAGAAGACCCTCGTGGTCGACCAGGCGAAGTATTTCGCGTTCGAGGTCGACGACGTGGACGCGCGGCAGGCCCGCGGCAACGTCATCCCGCAGGCCATGTCCGAGGCCGCGTACGGTCTGGCCGACGTGATCGATCAGTTCGTGGCGAACCTGTACACCGGTACGCAGTCCGCGAACGCGCTGGGTTCGATCACCGTGTCGATCGCGTCGCCGGGGCAGTTCTACGACAACGTCCTCGTGCCGCTCAAGATCCGCCTCGACAAGGCGAATGTGGCCAGCGAGGGCCGGTACGTCGTCGTCACCCCCGATCAGCACGGCGTGCTGCTGCGCGACCCGCGGTTCATCAAGGTGAACGAGTCGGGCGACGGCGGCACCGCGCTGCGCAACGGCATGGTGGGCCGGGCGGCCGGATTCGACATCCTGCTGTCCAACAACGCCCCGAACACCTCGGGCTCCGAGTTCGTCGTGCAGGCCGGCGTGTCCTCCGCCATCTCGATGGCGATGCAGATCAACAAGACCGAGGCGTACCGGCCGCAGGACTCGTTCAGCGACGCCGTGAAGGGTCTGACCCTGTACGGCGCCAAGGTCATCCGCCCCGACTCGCTCGCAACGGCCCTCGTGACCGTCGGCGCCTGACCAGGACTGGAGACCCCCCTCTCATGGCTCGTACCGCTGTCGCATACAGCAACCTCAACACCAACGGCTCTCTCGCCGACCCGGCGGGCACCGCGGTGACCTCCGGCGCCGGCAACGGCGCGCAGATCCCCGCCACCTCGGGCGGCGGCTCCCTTCCGGAGCTGACCGTCATCCGCGTGGCGAACGCCTCGGGCGGTTCCGGCACGGCCACCGTGCTGGCCGGCTCGCAGCCGCTCGCCACGTCCGGCGGCCAGGGCCCGGACACGGTCACCGTCGCCACCGGCGCGGCCGGCTGGCTCGGCCCGTTCGAGTCCGCGCGGTTCATCCAGCCCGACGGGTCCCTGATCGTCGAAACGTCGGTCGCCATGACCGTGACGGCGTTCAAGGTGCCGCGGCACTGATGGACGCCGACCACGTGTTCGTCCGCGGGGAGGGCGGGACGATCTTCCGTCTCGCTCTCCCCCTGCACGAGTCGATCACCGATCGGCTCACCCGCGGCCACCTGACGCGCGTCAACGAGGACGGAACGGACTGGACCGGCGACGCCGAGCCGTCCGTGCCCACACCTCCGACCGAGCGCCCGGCGCAGGCCGCCTCGAAGGCCGAATGGGTCGGATGGGCCGTCGCACAGGGCTCACGCCCCGACGACGCCGAGGCCATGACCAAGTCGGACCTCATCGACAAGTACGGGAAGGGTGACGCCTGATGTCGCTCACATCGTCTCTGCGCGTCGCCCTGACGGCCGTGCAGTATTCGGCGCTGGACCTGGGGACCTCGCGGTTCCCGGTCACCTACGACAAGACCACCAACATGCCCAGCGGCACCGCCGCCGGGCAGGCCGACCTCCTGTGGACGGACACGCGCACGCTGGCCGCGTCCGCATCCGAATCGCTGGACCTGTCGGGGACCCTGACCGGCGCGTTCGGCGCCACCCTGGCGTTCGCCCGAGTCAAGGCGCTGCTGATCCGCGCGGCCGACGCCAACGTCAACGATGTGGTGGTCGGGGGCGTCGCCAGCAACGGCTTCGCGTCGTGGGTCGGCGACCCCACCGACAAGGTGAAGGTCAAGCCCGGCGGCCTGCTGCTGCTGACCGCCCCGGGCGCGACCGCCTACCCCGTCACGGCGGCCACCGGCGACCTGTTGCAGGTCGCCAACGGCGGCTCCGGCACCTCGGTCACGTACGACGTGATCGTGATCGGCGCATCCGCCTGACCCGGAAGGGGTGACCGGCCATGGCCAGGGTCTACGCGACCGCGGACGACTACCAGACCTACGCCGGGCAGACCCCGCCGGCGGATATCGGCGTCAAGCTCGCGGACGCCTCGCGGATGCTCGACGCCGAGGTGTTCCGGCTCTGCTACTACCAGGCCGACCCGGACACCGGGCAGCCCACCGTGACGGCCGTGGCCGAGGCGTTCCGCGACGCCACATGCGCGCAGGTGCAGTGGTGGATCGGCCTCGGCGACGCCCTCGGCGCGGACGGCGCCGGCTGGAACGAGATCCGTATCGGCACGGTGATGATGCGCCGGCCTGATACGGCGATCTCGGGCGTGGACTCCCCGGCGCGGGAGGTCGCTCCGAAGGCGTGGGATGCGCTCCAGTCGCCGGACCTGCACCCGGACGTGTTCCGGCTGGGCATGGTGGTGGGCTGGTGAACATCCCCGGATGGCTGCTACGCCACACGGTCACCATTGAGCCGTACCTCGGCGCTACGGCGTACGGGCCGAAGTACGGGCCGCCGACGGCCGTTGAGGGGTTCCTCGACGAGCAGACGCGCATGGTGCGGGCGGCCGACGGGACGCAGGTGTCGTCGACCTCGACGTTTTGGCCGCGGCTCGACACGACGGCGCCCGCGCAGTCGCGTGTGACGCTGCCGGACGGCCGTGTCACGTCGGTCATCGCCGCGCTACGCCGCGATGGCGGCGGCCTGCCCGTGCCGTCGCACCTTGAGGTGCAGCTCAAGTAGGGGGCCGCCATGCCGCAGGTGGCACGCCTTGACTGGCAGGGACGCCAGCTCTTCGGCAGCCGTTTCCGCCGCGTCGCCTCCAGCGGCCTGGCCAGGGCCCTGGAACACGGCCTCAGCGTCTCCAACCAGCACGTACCACTGGACGAGGGCACCCTCGAACGGTCCGGCAAGGTCATCGTGAGCGGCCTCAACGGCGCGATCACTTACGACACCCCGTACGCCCGCCGACAGCACGAGGAACTGACCTGGCGCCACCTGCCGGGCCGGACCGCCAAGTACCTGGAAAACGCCATGAACACGGAGGCTGACATCATGCTCCAGCTCATGGCCGTGAGCTTCCGGGAGTGGCTGCATGGCTGACCTCGCCGACGGCCTGTTGCAGCATCTCGCCGCGGCAGGCCTGCTCACCTACGACCCCGAGGGCATCAACGGCGACGCGTTCTCCGACCTGATGCCCGCCGCGCCGGATGAGGCCGTGTGTCTCACCCTGTACGGCGGCGCCCCGGTCGACAGCAAGCTGCCGTACGACACCCCGAATGTGCAGGTCCGCACGCGCGCGCAAGCTGACCCGCGGATCGCACGGGCCCGCGCGCAGGCGATCTATGCGGAGCTGAACGGGCTCGGGCCGGTCACGTTGCCGGACGGAACGTATCTGCTGCTCGCGGTCGCCAACCAGACGCCGTCCAGCCTCGGGCAGGACGACACGGGCCGCCCCGAGTACGTCGTCAATTTCTCCCTTGAGGTCCACGCGCCGAGCGTGCACCGCCCCGCCTGACAGACCACCACCAGCCCGCGGCCGTCCGGCCGGCGGGCCACTTCTGCATGCCCGAGGAGGGCCCGCCCATGACCCCCACCAAGTACGACAGCCGCGGGTGCGAGTTCCAGATCGAGGACCCGGCCAGCCCGGGGACCTGGGTGGACATCGCGCCGACCGGCATCAACAACCACACGATCGGCCACACCTCGGCCAACGCGGACATCACCACGTACGGGTCCGATGGCGACTACGAGCAGCAGATCATGCAGCGCGGTCTCACCCTCAAGCTGGCCGGGTTCCGGCTTGTCGACCCGGACACGGGCGCGCTGGACGCCGGGCAGGCGCTCGTGGAGACGCTGGGCGCGGCCAAGAGCGACGACAGCGTGGGCACGATCCGCTTCGCCGGTCCGGGCGCCGTCAACTGGACCGTCTGGAACGCCACCTGCGAGCTGGACGACCAGGGCGGCGGCAACAACGACAAGGAGTCGTGGGGCGCGAGCTTCACGCGCTCCGGTGCGTCGACCACCGCGGTCAAGTCCTGATGGCGGCTGCCCGCGCCGTGAGGGCGCAGAACGACGCGCAGAACTGGGATGACTTCTGGGGCGAGGTCAACGCCGCGCGCACCACCGAGGTGATCCGCGGCGTGACCGTCCCGGTGCCCACCGATCTGCCGCTGATCTTCAAGCAGCGCATGACGGAACTCCAGGACTCCGACCGCGACGAGGACGTGCGCGAGCTGGTCTCTCTGGTCTTCGGTGACGGTGTGCTCGACCAGTGGCGCGACGCCGGTATGGGCGCGCAAGAACTCAAGGTGCTGCTCGCCTGGGGGTTCGCCAACGGCTCGGGCAAGCCCACCTCGTTCCGTGAGGCGTTCGAGATCGTCACGGAGGCCGAGGCGCAGGGAAAAGCGCCTGGCGCTCCGAACCGGGCGGCCCGCCGAGCCGCTACCAACGCGCGGTCGTCCGCTTCTGGCAGTGCATCGAAGCGGACTTCTTCCGCGAGTACCGCCTCGGCCCGCAAGACATCGCGCACCTGACCACACGCCGTTTCGGCGTGCTGCTCGGCGGCCTGTCGGGGGACTCGCTGTGGCAGCAGGTCGCCATGCCGTGGGTGCGCATCGTCGATGACCCCGCCCTGGTGAGGGCATCGCTCGAGAACCTATAGGGGGCCGCTATGTCGCTCAACGTCGGGCAGTTGCTCGCCACGTTCGACGTGGACCCCACGCCGGCCGTCGCGGGCATCACCCGCGCCGAGGCGATGATGCACGGTCTCGCCGCGGACGCGGAGGTCACCGGCCGCCGCGTCCGCGCAGGGCTCGACGAGATCCTGTCCGAGCTGCCGCCGATCGACATCACCGCGGACAGCAGCGAGGCCGACCGCGAGGTGGAGGCGCTGCGGCAGCGCCTCGCCCTGCTGCGCGACATGCGCATCGGCGTGGACATCACGACCGAGCAGGCGCAACAGCACGTCGCGGCGATCCGCGCAGACCTGGTGCAGCTCGGCGAGCTGCACCCGGAGCCCGAGGTGGGCGCGCAGGTCGGCAACGCCCTGAACGCGCTTGACGAGGTGTTCCGCCGGGCCGAGGTGCTGGGCACCATCGACCCTGAGGTGTTCGTCCGGGCTGAGGCTGCCTCCGCCCTGCGGCAGCTCGGCGAGGTCGACGCGGCCGCACACCACGTGGACAGTCTCGACCCGACGGTCGACGTGCACGCGGATGACTCCGAGGCGCGCGGCCTGCTCGGCACCCTGTCGTCTCTGTTCGGCGTGGTGTCGGGCGGTATCGGCTCGCTGGGTGGGCTGGCGTCCGCGGTGGCCCTGGTCGGTGCTGGCGTGCCGATCGTGGCTGGTCTGGTGGCGACGCTGGCGAACATCGCGCCGGCCGCTGCGGTGGGTGCCACGGCCGTGGTGTCGCTGGCGTCGGCGGTTGCCGCCGTCAAGATCGGCACGGGCGGTATCGGCTCGGCGTTCAAGGCGGCGTTCGCCCCCGCCGTCGGGGGCGGCGGCGCAGCGGCGGGAGCGGCGAACAAGGCCGCGGACGCGCAGAGGAACTTGCAGCGGGCGACGCAGAACGCTGCCTACGCGAACCAGCAGGCCGTGCAGCAGGTTGCGCACGCCGAGCGGGATCTCACCGACGCGCAGAAGGCCGCCCTCGCGGCACAGAAGGCCGTCAACGACGCCCGGAAGCAGGCCGCACGCGATCTTGAGGACCAGAACAACAGCCTGATCGACGCGCAGAACGCCGCCGAGGACGCGCAGAACGCCCTTGAGGACGCCAAGGCGCAGCTCGCGGCCGACGAGGCGCAGGGCGCCGGC